GAGCTTCTTCATGGCAGCGGCATTCGGGCTACTACCGACGATCTGCGAGTACAGCGTGTTCTTCTGCTGAGCAAACTCTTGAAGCTGAACACCAAGTTCAGCGTTGTACTTCGGAAGGGTGTCAGGAACTGTACGACCGGCGGCCTGAGCCACAGCACCGACATCAAGGCCGGAAGCCGCGCTGCGATTAGTCGCACTGACAGCACGCTCATTGTCGCCCATAGCGACACCAAGGATGTCGTCAATGTCCTGGCGGTTCCTGGCCTGACCAAGTGCCGACGCGAGTGCGCCACCACCACTCTGGGCGAAGCCCTGCTTCGCGGCCCAACCGGAGAAGCTAGGACCTTGCGACTTCCTAGCAGCCTCAAGGTCATTGCCAAGCTTGGTGAACGTAGAACCCTGGATGCCTTCGCCAGCAAGGTTCTTCGCCATGCCAGCCGTGTCGAACCGTCGAGCATTCCACGTCGCCTGAGCGACGTTGATTCCCTCAGGGGAAACTCCGAGAGCCTTGCCGATGCCACCAATACCAGCACTGGTGAGTGCACCTGCGAAAGTCGGATTGGCGACCTTCTCGCCAGGCTTCAGGTATGCCGCATCCTTGAGATCAGACAGGCCGGGAAGGCCGTACTTCCCAATCTTAAGTCCGCTACCAGCCAGAACGGTGGGGTCCGCGTACCAGGAGAAGGCAGCGTCAGTTCCACCGCTGATCCACTTCTGGGTGCCATGGTCGAAGAAGCTCTGAACCTGGTCGGGGTGATCCCACAGGATCGTACCGTCAGCCTTGTTGTAGCCCATGGACTTGTCCCATGCGCCCTGACTGTCAAAGAGAGTGCCAACACCCTTGTATGCCGCCTGACCGGGCGACACGTGGGCGGCGTCATTCCATGCCCTGTCCCATGTCTCCTTCTGGAACGGGCTCGTCGAGAGTCCGAAGATTCCACCGCCACCATTCTGGGTGTCCTCTGCCTCAGCGATCTGAGGAACCATGATGGTGGCGCTCAGGGGACGAGAGACGTACTTCGAGTAGATGGAGTATATCTTCGAACCAGCCCACTCGAACGGCATCTGAAGTGGATTGACAGCCTCATGGGTCTGAGCGAAAGACTGCGCAGCCTGGCGGGTAGGCATCGCAGGCGTAGAGATTCGAGCAGCGGCCTGAGCCTGCTGCTCGTTCGGAGATGCATTGGTGGGCAGACCCGGCATGCCAGTGCCAGCACTGGGAGAATTGAATGGCGTGCTCACGGGTCACTCTCCTACTGCTGGGGTCCGTACGGCTGCAACTGACTCTGAAGAAGAGCCGATGCGATCTGTGCCTTCTGGCTACTAGGAATGGGAATCTGTGACAGGTCATTGCTGAGCGCTGGTGCGCTCTTCGCTGTCATCGTGTAGGCGGATGCGAGTTCGTCAGCCCACTGAGATGGGTACAAGTAATCAGGCTGTCCCCGCAAGGCCTGCCCCCTTCACGTCTCGAACCATGTTCTGCAATGCCCAGCTCGCACCAGGCAGGCTGCTCATGTAGTTGAGAACGGGAAGATATCCCTGAAGCTTGGTCATGTCCTGGCTCGGCTGATTGGGAAGTCCGAGACTCGCCAATCCAGGTCCGGCACCAGAGTCGGCACCAGAGGTGACAGGCTCATTCGGGTTGTTACTCGGGGCTGACATGGGAATGACGGCAGCGGAGGGATTACCGCCCGCCTGAGCGGGCGGAGCCTGTCCGGAATCAGCGGCCATAGGGGCACCAGCCTGCTGGGCCTGGAATGCCTGCTGCTCACCGTAGTCTGCGTTGGGTAGATCCTGTGCCTTCTGAACGTCACCGAGATCGGTTCGCTGAGAGAACCTGCCAGGTCCTGATACTGGCTTACCTGCCACTGGTTATCTCCTTGAACTTGCGGTCGATTTCGTTTTGCATCTGATGCTGGATAGCCATGACAGAAGCAGCTCCGAAGACATCACTTACCTCATTGAAGAACCTGGATGTGAAGTTGAGACCGAGGCCAACGAACGACCACCTGTCATACCGCGCTGGACGATAGGGGATTATGTACTCAACTTCGTCATCCATGCTGGTCCTTACTTGGCGAAGGTCCCGCCACCCATGGTGAGCGGGGTGTTCACCTGAATGGTGGAGTTCGGAGCGATGGCAGGCGAGGGAGAGTGAGCACGACTCGCACCAGTCTGAGAGGTGGACTCGATGCCGTCGAACTCGAACGGCTGAAGCATGTCACCCTTCTCGGACAGCCAGACTCCGATGGGGCCATGGTTCGGGAAGGTGCCGGACACGAGCTGCTGCTGGTCCTGGAACTGGCCATCAGGGCCAACTGGAGAACCGCTGGCAGTGTTACTGCCAGAACTGTTTTCGAAGGTCATTAGATGGTCTTCTTCCGTGTGGTAGTGGTCTTAGCTGCTGGCACCTGAATCACGGTGCCATCTGGGAGTGGAGTATCCTCTGTCGTATCTGGATGCTTGTCCTCATCGACAGACTCATCAGGCGAAAGCATCGTGCCCTCGGCCTCGAACTCACCGCACCGCGCACAGCGGTGCTTACCGATCTGATCTTCGAGATACTGGTGAAGCTCTCCGACATGACAGAACTTACAAATGCCACCGACGTACTTGGCTGTGTAACTGACGCTCATCCGGCAGGTCCCCTTCGGTTAATTGTGACTCCCATATTGGGATTGCCACTGGAGGACATTCCCGCGAGCAAACTCATCAGGTCTGCGCGGCCTCCGGGGCCGCGTCCTGCCTGTCCTGGTGCAACGCCCTGAGGCAGCCCTGACTGCTCTATCCCAGGCGGTAGGGCCCCAGGTCCACCCTGACCCTGCGCGGCCCCTGGTGGCCCCATAGAAGGCTGTCCTGGGGCTGCTGGTGCCTGCGGTGGCTGAGCCGGGGGAGTGAAGGCCTTAAGGATGGCCTCGTGGAGGGGTTCGCCCCTCTCCCTCAGCTTGATGATCTGAGCAGCTTCCTTCAGCATGGTCGTAGGGTCGCCTCCTTGAGAGGCGACGATACCAAGCTGTTGCATGTAGGCCATGAATCCCTGCTTCAGGGAGTCAGTCAGCTGCTCATTATCGATCTGGGTTTGCAGTTGCACGATGTCAATATCCATTGGCAACTGCCGCTGCACAAAGTCCCGTGAAACGAGTTGGTCGCCGCGCAGCTGAAGCAGCGCGACAATAGCACGTGCTGGGTCCTGTCCGGCAGCAAATCCGTAGGTGATGTCCACGGTGTGGACTCCACGGATATCCTTGCTCGGGATGTAGGACTCTTCGAACGGGGTTCCATTCACCATCCCCCGGATTGTCTTGCGCTCATTGGGCCACAGCTTCTCGTCCATTTCGAAGGCCATCTCAACGGCGATGCGCAGGGCCTCGGAGGCGACCTGCTGTCCCGTGGTGATGACCATGTTGAAGCTACCCATGAGGGCCTGGACGCCCTTGCCTGTGATGATGTTGGCATCGGTCGTACCAGAGCGCGCCTCGTTGTAACGAGTCGCCTTCATCAGTTCCTGCTCGTGGATCTGTTCCTGCTGGAACGCGTACTGCGGCATGTCCCGCATGATGTACTTGACCTTGTCAGGATTATCCGTCCTGATGATCGCGTCATCACCGAACTGCATGTGCTGCACATCGCGAGGAATGGCGAGCGGCGCACGTACGGCCTTCTCCGTGGCCTCAAGGCCAAGGAGAGCCATGCGGCCCTTGGCTAGCTGGACCCACACGGCATCGTCGTACGCACCACGAACCTCACGGTCGAATCCCGGGCGGGTTCCAATCGAGATGGTCACCTTGCCCATCGGGTTCGGCATATCCATGATGACGGTATTCGAGTGGCCAGGCAGGAACATCATGACCTGATCACCGTCAATGTACTTGGCGATCTCGATCTCACGCGACTCCCAAGAGGAGTCGCCAGATCCGTTGTTGCCCATCAGGTGCTTGCGGAGGAATGGATACTTGGCGACGAGGCTGATCGCCTCTTCGTACCAGACCTTCGTGTAGCTCTTGAGCCGACCGAACAGGTCGAACTCAGGATAGACGCCCATCGGATTCTCGACTCGGATGACTGGCATCTTCGCTTCGAAGTCGGGCTCTACACAGTAGACGCCCATGCCGTACGAGTTGTACGAGTCACACCATTCGACCTGCTTGCCAGAAGGCAAGCCGGAACGCTGTACCCAGTAGTGAGCCATCTTCGTTCGAAGGGCTGAGAACTTCTTGGCGGCGGCGGAGGTGATGATTCCGGAGGAGCAGTTGACTGAGGGCATAACGCCCATGGTCTCCGCGATGTCACGTGCGGTCGTGTCGATCAGGTTTGCCACAATGGGCTTGGGCCATGCATCAGGCATGGCACCTGGGATGATGGTATCCACATCGCCAGACCTGATATCACGAAGATCCTTGTTGCGCTGATCCCTGGCCCTAGCGGCAAACCTCAGCTTGGTGACCTTGTTGGCCACTTCACTAGAGCTGAGTGCCATGGGTCACCTTACTTCTTCGGGGTCACCAGGGCGGCAAGCTCGGTGAGCTGCTTGGCCAGGGCATCGACCTTGAGTGCCAGGGCGTCGACGCCCTCATGGGCGGCACGGGAGTGGCCGTAGGTGGAACCGACCGCGTTGCCGAACTGGAGCTTGCCATCCTTCAGGGCGACATCGGTCGGCCACTGCTTCTGCTCCCACGGAGCGATGTTGATCAGGTCGGTAGTCTTCACGTCTTCGTCCTCCTGGACGGGTGGGGTGGGGTCAGGATACTGCCCGAAATCGAAAGTCATTGAGTCGTCAATATCAGCGCCACCGTTAAGCACGGTGCCACCGACCTGGCGGATGTCAGCCTTGGGGTGCCAGATGCCATTGGACCAGGCGACGGTCTGCCAGAGGAACTGGTAGCCAGCATTGTCAGCACCGAGGATAATCTTGTATCCGCCGTAGATACCAACGAGCTGTCGATCCAGGACGCTAGCGACACCGGCGAAGTAGTCGGAGACCCTGGCCCACGTGGTGTCCTGATCTACGGCGAAGTAGATCGGGTGACTATCGGGAAGGCCCACGGCCTTCCGCTGGGCCACGGCCTTCTGAGCGTCACTGACGCCCTGTGCGCGGCCCTTGAGGGCCGCACCAGCACCAGACTCCCACACGGTCACCACAGCCAGCCCAGCGGCCGTATAGGCCTTGATCTCAGCCTCTGTGATGTCCTTGGTGGGGTCATTGCTGAAGTACCGGGCGACCCACTTGGCACCCGTTGCCTTGATGCCGTCCACATCTGGACGTGCCCAGGCGATGTCAATGCCCTTGGTCATCCTGGTCCCTCCCTCTCACCTAGATGGCTGTGCTTGATATTGGATCTCGTGATGTGCACGGCGCAGATGGCTGCGGCCGCAAGGTTCGGCCAGACCGGAACCCAGAAGTCAGTGAAGAGGAACCGGTGGACTAGCTCCATCCGAGGTCACCTCTTGCCATCTGCGACTGAGCGTAGTAGTCAAGATCGACGGTCATAACCTTCTCCTTGTCGCGCAAGGACTGGTACTCGTTCTTGATGGTGAAGTCACCATGGCGTTCATCGACAAGTTCACGTGCGCGGATCTCCGCGAACCAGAGAGCCATGACAAGGTCCGTCTTGCCCTTGGTCTCAGGGAACCATGTGGTGAGCTGTTCGATGAGGGCCTTCATGCCCTCCGACCCTGAACGGGTCGGGAGATGAATCAGGTTGTCGTTCTTCTCGTGACCGTCGAACAGCATGGACATGCTGGCAACGCCGAAGTCGACATCCCACTTGTTCTTGCCAGTGAAGTGCTCCTTCAGCAGGCAGCCTCGCATACCGAGGAACTGCTTGATGTCACGGTTCTGGGTGACCATGAGGTTCATGGCGTTCTTCTCGATACGCCACTCGTTGATCCGATACTTGACTGTCAGCTCTTTGATCTTGTCGAAGATGTCATCCGGCTTGCAGTGGCTCTTCGTCCACGCGTCGACAACCCAGCGAACTCCGGTATACCTGTCGACTGCCATGACAATGGCCGCACTGTGTCCAGTCATGGCGGGGTCAAACCCGCCGATGATGTAACAGCCTTCCATACCATGCTGTCGGTGCCCTGGGGCACCACCTACGAGAGGGCCGGGCTGGCGCATCCCATCAACGCATCCCACCACCTTCGCAACCGGGAAAATCGCATCCTCTACCACCTGATCCTGCATGTAGACCATCGACCAGTTACGCGGACTCATCTTGCTGCGCTTCTTTGAAAGCGCAGGGCCATCCCACATGCCATACAGGCCGTCCTCATCCTGAGTGACGATCTTCCTGGCTGTCAGTGAGACTGGTGGCCGGTTGGTCTTGGGCCACAGTGTCACCCAGTCCTTGGGATCTTCCGCAAACTCCAGCACCGCTGGCTGGGTGAGGTAGGTCCAAGGGGCCTCATCATCATCGGCGTAGTGCTCAGGCTTCTGGATCTCACTGTAGAGATCAACAGGTTGCAGCCGAGTCCCTACTAGCAGAAGCTTGCCGCTGGGGATGGCGATACGAGACTGAATCTCATTCTGAATCCAGTCGATCTGCTTGTCATAGTCATGGGCGTTACCCATGTCTACGCAGTCATCCATGATGATGAGGTCAGCGCGAGATCCGTAGATCTGACCACGGATGCCTACCGCGCGGACGGTAGGAGAAGGCTCACCAGAGTCACGACTGTCACCAGACACATAGATCTCATTGGCAGTCCAACCCGCAGAGTTCGCGTCGAAGCCTCCAGATGGGGCGAAGTCCTGCTGAAGCTTGGAGTACGCGGAGCTGGTGCCAGTCAGTCGATCCTTGATGGCACGAAGGAACCGCTTCGCCATGTCCTGGGTCTTGGACACGATGATGATACGAATGTTCGGGTCTTCACAGATCTTGTACGTGACGTAGTTGATCGTGATGGTCGTACTCTTGGCATGCTCGGGTGGAGTGTTGACGATGATGACCTCGGGCTCACCCTTGCGATACGTCTGGTTCCCGTGAAGGTCGCGGGGTTCACGGTCCTCAAGGAGATCGACCCACTGAAGGTGATGAGTGAAGAGGATCGTGTCCAGGTAGTCACGGCAGAAGTCCTCGAAGGAAGGCATCCCGCCTTCTCTTCCCTCTCCCGGATTCGTTGCGATGTGCTTGAGCAGATCCATCTGCTCACGGAAGTTGGCATCGGACTTACGCCAGTACTCATAGGTCTTGTAGTGAAGTCCGAGATCCTCGATAGCCCTAGCAACGGGGATACCACGCTTGCGGTAGTCAAGAACAATCTGCTTGTTCCTCGCCGCTTGCTGCGGCGAACCCTTCTTGCCGATGTCCCGACCGGAGACCTGACGAGTGTTGTTCTTGTACTTGCCCTCAGGGGCAAGACTCATCTTCGTAACCACGTCAACCCCTTTGTCACTAATGCGAACATGTTGCCATGGAGCGAAGCTCCGGCATTGCTTTCGCACGAGTGGACCACACGTTAGAAAGTACGGAACAGATCAGGGAGCCCTAAGGGGCTCCTGTCCGGGGGAGTGATTCCCAAACCGAAAGGGACTCATGCTGGAAGCCCCTTAGGGCTTCCTATGGTACAACCAATATGGTAAGGCATTTCACAATGCATAAACCATCCATGAACCTATGTCAATTCCAACCAGTTAGGAATGGTTGATATATTGACACAAGTATGGCAGCCCTTAAGGCTGCCTATATATTCTAAGATACTTTAGAACTATAAGGAATCCCTAAGGGGATTCCTATAATGTATTCAGTTGTTTAAACAGTGTATAACATATAAGCAATCCCTAAGGGGATTGCTATACTCTGTTTAAATCCTTGTCAGTAATTTACAAGTGTTTAAATACTTATACAAGAACTTAAAGATCTCACCCTGTCTAAGGGGTGTCCAGGGGCCTTCCGTCACAACATTCACAAAACATTCACATACTTTGTGACGAAGGTCACACCGTTTGGGATCTTCTGGGGTGTGATCTCACTCTGGGTAGCCGGTTATAACTACTGGGTAATGCCCCTGGAGTATATGGTTTATCCCAAGAATTAGAGTTGGATACACCTTACCACGTGCGCCCGCGATTAATAAACACCCCGGTCGAGCCTGTCGCAGCCAGCCAGTTGTTGTCAATAGCCGCAGCCACATTGATATCCAGTCGTGACACGTGTGCATTGTTCTGTGTGCAATTGAATTGTGCACAACTCAGTTGGGTGTGTGGGTATACATATCCAGACCTGTGTACATATGCATGGATAGTTGGCATCTACAACCATATGGATGCGGACCGTCAACACATGGTTGACGATGGTGGACTTATCGTCAGTCTGACGCGAATTCTCGTAAAGCTACTTAACCAGATCACGCTGATGCATCAGGTTGACTTTGTGAACATGTGAACGGGACGGTCCTAACTGCTAGCACCTTCCTGCTAGCACGCTCCGTACGTACGGGACAGAGTGGGACATCTTGGGTCAGTTGTGTAACGACTTGGTATTGAGGCCTTGACAGCCGACATCCCCATAGAGGAGTGTCTGCATCGTTCCACCGACCGAAGGGATTGTTCGATGATCACTGGATACGTGACTCACATGGAGCGCGAGGCGGAGTCCTTCCGCTGCGCCAACTGCATGGACACGATCAACGCCGTGCGCGAGGTGCGCACGGGTGAGATCGCGGTCTGCATCTACTGCGAGTGCGAGCTGGGCATCAAGGCCGACGAGGCCGCTGCCTACCGCGAGGCGTACGGGCGGAAGCTGGATGCCGACGAGACGCGCTGGCTCATGGTTGACCAGGCTCACGCGGAGGCTCTGGACATGGAGACCGCGTGGAACTCCGGACGGCTCTACACGGGCGCGGTCGAGACGGACCCTGAGGCATCCCTGCCGAACGTCGCCGGACGCTGGAGCGTCTACCGTGACGGCGGTCTGCACGACGCCAGCAACGGCTATGGGGCGACGTGGGCGTACCCGCTGGCGCGGTCCCTGGCTCGCCCGGACTGGATGCGTGGCAAGCCCATGATGATCACCGTTCTGCCGGACGACGGCAGCCCCATGCTGACTCACAAGTGGACTGCCCTCTAGGGATCAAGGTGAGCGCTTCGGCGCTCACTTCTCATACCACAATGGTTCGGATACGATCGACAGTACAAAGTGAGTTACCGTTCCGTGATCTGTCCGTGTCCTGTCCGTGCTGTCAAGTGTGTGCCAGGGCGAGGATTGTTGCTCCTGCAAGCAGAACAGCACGAAGCGAAGAAAGTGAAAACCCGCTCATCTAGGGGATTGACACAGAATCGCGGAACTGCCAGTCTGTGAGCGGCGAGACCACGGAATGCATGATCCGCTAACGACTTCGGTCGGGCTCATGATTCCGGGAAGCGCAAAACTGTTCCTAGCGGAACGGTTGACGGCAACACCAGCAAGTGCAAGACTGAAGTCGCAACACCAGCAGGGGATTCAGTCTCCTAATCCGGTCGATTTCTGGGACACACAACAGTGACCAGGGAACCGGAAGCGCTCGTACCTTGAGAACTCAATACTGCGTAGCTAGTCATCAGAATCACGCACCCCGATGGGTGCGCTGGATCGGTGTAGCCGACTGCCCCAGCTCTCCACACGTGAGAGTGGCATGGTAGGTGAACCGACTCAGGTGACTAGATTCTCTTTCTTTCCCTAGCAAGGAGGGTGGCAGGCATGTTAGTTGTGTCTGTCATTCCTCCGGATCGCTCACGCTGTGAGCGGTACAAACATGGGAGAGATGAAATGATCGTCTATGACGGTGGGCGTCAACTCCACCACTCCAGCGCTTTCGTATACGCATACGTCAAGGAGCTGGACGCTGACAACAACTCCGCCATTGTGAGCGGAGGGAGGATCGCCGACATTCCCGACAGCGTGGCACAGACCATCGCTGCGATGTGGCACTCGCCTAAGGGCGAGTCCACGTACCTGTCCACCATGGGCAAGGTGACGGCCGAGATGACCATGGCGGACTTCTGTACCGAGCGGGAGTACGCCGAGTTGGACACCAGCGACACGCTGCTGATCGACTACTTGCGCAGCTATATCGAGTCCAAGCAGGCCTGAGGTACAGTCCGGAGCGGCAGGCGCTATCGGGAAGTTCAACTCTTCCCCCGGACACGAGCAGCGCGTTAAGCGCTGCACACACAAGGGAGAGAGAACATGGAACTCGCGGAGCTGCGCGCCCAAATCGAAGCCGAACTTCGGGCCAAGATTGAGCGGGAGTTTGAGGACAGGGCCAGTGCGGCCCTGACCCTTCAGGACATCGCGGAGGCACGGAACAGCGTCGTCCTGACCGTCCAGAAGGTTCTGGAGGGTGCTGGGGTGAAGCCGATCAACGGTCAGAGCCGCTTCAAGCTCTACGACCCTCAGCAGGTGCGCCTTGCCTTCATCGGGAAGGACAAGCACATCCTCGCCTACCACGGCCTGATCGTTCAGGCCAAGCGGAACGCTGGCATTGAGGACTGAACACTCAGCATGGCGCACCGCATTCGTGCGGTGCTCTGTGTGGTCTGTTCAGACCAAGGGGAGAGAGGAACATACATGTTCAAGGACAAGGCTGACCTCTTGGTTGCCGCTCTGCGGAGCGGCAAGTACATCCAGGGGGGTGGCTACCTTGAGAAGAAGGGCGACGATGGTGTCGTCCGTCACTGCTGCCTTGGCGTAGCGTCGGACATCGCCGTCGAGGCTGGAGTCTGCGAGCGCAGGGAGGATTCCTACAGCGACGTGACGCACTTCAGCTCGCACACCTACGAGTGTTACGACAACAACGACAGCACGGAGATGACCGAGAGGATCTTGTGGTCGTCCGCCCTACTGCCGAATTCCGTTCGGGACTACTTCGGGTTCATGTCGGACAATGGCACCCTGCCACCGTTCGCCGGCGACTCGCTTGCCGAGCTGAACGATGGCGTAGAGGATTCAGCGGGCTACGCCGACCAGGACGGAATCATCTGGTTGCGCAAGCCTTGGACGTTCGAGCAGATCGCCGACCTCATTGAGCAGCACTGGGAGTCGCTGTAGTGAAACATTCTAGTGTTTGAGCATGATTCAGAGGCCCTTAGGCCTCTGGGTTGTGTCCTCATACTAGATATGAGACAAAGGAGAGAGAACAATGGCTGAAGGATACATCCAAGTCAAGGCTGAGAACTTGCAGCCTGGTGACTTCATTCTCATCCCCCCATCTTCCGGCAGGCACCGTTCACACGGTGCTATTGACGGGTCCTCACACATGCGTGTTCACAACGTTCACGTGAGGAACGATGGCAACGGTTGGGTTGACGTCTACTTCGACGGTTGCGGACTCACGTTGTCCGCTGGTCACATGGTGAAGGTGATCCCGCGATGATCACTCGCTGCATGGTCACGCTGCAAAAGCGTGAGAGGGATGGCAAGTGGTGGATCACCATGAAGGATGGTGGTGCACGTATCGGTGTGATCTACAAGAGCAAGTCACGAGAGACTGAGTACATGTGGCGTGAGCTGGGGTTCAACACAAAGCCTCAGAAGTGCAAGACGCCCAGTGAGGGCGTCGAGCGTCTCATCCTCCGACTCAACGGAGGACGCGCCACAGAGTGAAAGGTAGTCCGGAGCGGTAGGCGCTATCGGGAAGTTCGACTCTTCCCCCGGACACGAGTAGGTTTCGCAGAAACCTACGGTGGTTGGCTTTGATAAAGCCAACACTGGCGACGCCCTAGCGTCGCCGCACAGCACAACAATGGGAGACTGTTGGTTTCGCAGAAACCAACTTGATCATCTCCCGAAGGGAGAGGACCAGAGACATGGCAAACCGAATCGCAGCAATGCGTGTTCTCGCTGACATCCTCGCGGAGGAGGAGTTTGAGAAGAAGTCGAACGGGCGTGGCGGATTCTACATGGGAGACTGGGAAGTCACCCCCAGCAAGCTGCCCGATGAGATCGTGGGCGACGACTTCACGCTGAAGGCTGGCGTGAGTCCTCACCTCTGCGGCACCACACTGTGTGCGGCGGGATTCGCCACGCTCAATGCGGGATGGTCGATCAAGTACGAGAGGATCGTCGACAAGTACACGGGCAGGCAGATGGGCGTCAGTGCGACCTACTACGATCCGCAGGGTGCAATTGGCAAGCCTGAGTGGCGGTCCGTTGGTGCCGAGTACCTCGGTCTCGGCGGTCTGGAGGCGAAGGTTCTCTTCTACTCCACCGATGACCATGGCGAACAGGCCATCGAGATCCTGGAGCGCCTCGCCATGGGCGAGGACATCCCCACGGAGGAGTGGGTTCGGTACGGTGTCGAGCACAGCATCGACATGGAGGGCTTCGGATACGACTCCGATGGCAGTTTGATCGACGAAGACTATGACTACAACGAAGGCTGCGACTGCTCAATCTGCCAGTAACAGTGCGTGAGGATGGTTCACGTCCCTTCGGGGACGTGCTCCGTCTCCTTGCATAGGTTGCAAGGCACACAAGGGAGAGACATGGCAAACCGTGCGAACGTCCTGCGAGTTCTGGCCGATGTGCTGGAGGAGAAGGAGCGCACCGAGAAGTCTGGCTTTCACATGTCGTCCTTCGTGGATCTGCCGGACATGGCGGCATTCACGGACGACACCATGACCCTCCAGGCCGGTCAGAGCCCGACCATGTGCGGCACCACGCTGTGCGTGGCTGGCTTCGCAGCCCTTGGGGCTGGCTGGAAGTTCAAGTTCACGAAGGCTGTGGGCTGGGATGGCGAGGATTACGCCAGGGTTCGCTACATCAACCCGGATGGTGTCGCAACGCGGACCCTGGACTTCGAGACCATTGGTAAGGACTATCTCGGCATCTCCACTGCTATCGCCGGAACCCTGTTCTACGCCACATCCGACGATGGCACAACGGCCATCAAGATCCTGGAGCACCTGGCGATGGACCCTGAGGCCGACTACGAGAGCGTTAGCCTGATCTATGGTCGACAGCGGTACCTGTACGACATGGAGCACTACGGCAGTTCCGACCACTACAACGAGGACGGCGCTTGCCGGGACGACGACTAGTCACAATGCTTGAGAGTGGTGCAGCGCTTCGGCGCTGCTCTGCTTCCTGGCATCGGTTGCTAGGATTGACAGCAGGGAGAGACTGCAATGCTCAAGATCGATCTGGAAATGGCTCGTAAGCTGGTCCGTCTGGCCATCGAAGAGCGCGGGGAGGACTACATCTACCCGTTCGGGGCGTGCAGCAACGTGTTCGTGCCCGGCTTCGAGTACTTCTCGAAGGGTGACAACGACGGCGAGCACCCCGTGGTATTCGAAGAGGCCGAGCCTGGCTGCATCGTCGGGCTGGCCATGTTCAAGGCCGGATTCACGCTGGAGCAGATCAACATCCCTGGTGGGATGATCAGCATGGCTGCCGACTTCAAGAAGGATGGTATCGCCGAGTTCACTCCGCTCACACGATACTACCTGTCCGAGATCCAGGGCTACCAGGACGCCGGAAACACCTGGGGTCAGTCCCTGACCCATGGCGAGACGATGATCTACAGCGCCTACGCCCCATCCGACACGTTCAACTAACACTGTCCCAACCCTCTTTGGCCCTGGTTTCACAGAAGCCAGGGTTCAGAGGTTTCTGTGAAACCTCTTTGGGGTTGGGCTTCATGACCGCACTGTCTAATATGATCCGACTCTCCCCGGAGAGTAAAGGGACAGTGCGGTCATGTGGCCCAATCGCCCACCTAAAGGAGTTAGCATGCTGATTGACCGACTCATCGAACTGCTCTTCGTGTCCGCCATTATCGGCGGTCCCGTCACCCTGATGGTCCGCCTATTGAGGAGAGGTTAACCCGTTGCCCATTCCGGCTAGCGAAATCAAGGCAGTGATCAATGTCCTTAACGACCCAGAGCTAGACGACTGGACGGTTAAGGAGGCCGCTGAACGGATCATCGAGTCCATTAACGAGGTCCGTGAGCAGACTAAGAGGTTCGTTGTCGTGGCCAACTTGAAATGGCCCGGACATGACATGTTTCACCTGTGGGCAACTGGACCGTTCAATACGGAACTCCAGGCCGAGCGCGTGGGTGAGACGTTCACCCATGACCCGTTCACCAAGGGGGGAAACGGTCGATGGAGGGCCGTTCCCATCCTCTCTCCGAGCATGAAGCCTAGCCTGACCGCATGGGACACTATCAGGCCACCTGTTGAGAAGTGCTGCTCCCTCCACCACGGGTGGATCAAGGACGACACCGGTCAATGGACATGGTTCCGCGCCCCTGAGGGCGCGCCCCACTGGAAGAACGGTTGGTAAGGCCATGAGCCTCTGGGAATTGATGACGTGCAGGCGCTGCGAGCACACGCGCAGCGTCCACTTGCGCAAAAGTGGGATGTACATCGGTTGCTGTCGCAACCTGACCTGTCAGTGCAAGATCTTCGAAGAGGTGGAGACGAGTGAGCATGCTATCCAGGGAACAGGGGCGCAAGGAAGTTCCGTGCCGGACGTGCCAGCACGACAGCAGGGCACACAGGAGGGTCGGGATTCTCACCCCCGGCAAGCAGTGTGAGGCTGGCAACTGCCACTGCCAGATGTACAGGGCGCACTAGATGGCCATCGAACACATGTACGCGTACGGCATCATGGCATTCGCTGTGATGATCCTGGTATGCATCGGAATCACCATCTACGACGAGACGAGAACCAAATGAACATCGGGAAGCTTGAGGTTGGCAAGACCTACCGGCCCATCGGGGCTCCGTTCGGGCCAGTAGAGCGGCGTACGGTCATGTACAGCAGTCCCCAGAATGTGATCCTCAAGGATCAGAACGGAGACGAGCAGCGGACCAATCCGTCATGGAGCGTGGCCGAGTACGAGGAGGTCTTGCCGTGGTTCGAGGTCGGCAAGGTGTACAAGTACATCAGTAAGTACGGCGGCGGCTACGAGACGACATACAAGATTCTTGCGATCGATCAGGACGCAGGGACTATTGACGCCATCGAGACAACCACATACAAGACGCTCAAGGCTGACTTCAAGCAGTACGTCGAGGTGAAGGACGTCTGATAGTGGAGCAGCCCCCGAAGGGGCTGCCTCGCTATGAGATGGCTCTCAAGCCCACTCAAACCCCTTACCGTATACCCAGTAAATGTCAGTTGCCTTCTGCTTGCCTTCAGGGTCAACCATGGTGAATGCCTTGATCCGCTGGGAGCCGAACGGACTGAGGGGATCGGCCAGAAGGTGAACCTTGTTCTCCTTCATCTTGTATGTCAGCTCAAGGAGAGTCTTGCGAATCCTATTGTCAAAGTCAGCCTTGGCTTTGACGGCAAGTTCTGCCTTGATCCTCTCCTCTTCACGCTTGCGCTTCTGCTCAGGAGAGTAGTAGTTATCCTGCTCGGTCTGACGCTGCCTACGGGCAGCGCGTACACGCTGTCGGATAGCATAAGCCTCCTTGAGTTGTTCCTGTTCCTCTTCGGTAAACTTGACTTGTTCCATTTCCTCAACCTTCGTAGTGGTGACTGAGTGCAGCCCTGGAAGCTGCGTTGCTCTGAACATTGCGGCGGTCTGGTTCGACAGACTCTCCAGGCCCTGACAGTAGCTTAGACAGGGCGCGAACGGCCCTGTTGATAGTCGTGGGCACGGAGTTGATACTGATTTCAAGCATGTCAGCTACGGCCTGATCGTCGTATCCGTACTTCCATACTCCGACGATGATGTTGTAGTTGCGCTCATCAAGCTTCTCCAGCCCAGCCTTGACGTCACACAGGCTGGTCACTCGATCTCCAGTGGGTTCAATGCGCTTCGACTTAGGCGTCCCACTGTAGTCGACCTGCGAACTTTCCCAGTTGTCGTACTCGAACACGTCTTCGAGTAGGACCTTCAATTGCGCTACGCCATAACCGACCAGATCATCTGGGGAATAGCCGAGCTTCGCTGCCTTGAGCCCCTGGGCATACTTCATAGCCTCGCGCTTCAGGGTCAGACCAATCTTACGGTCGCCATCCTCTTCTGTGTCATAGCGTCGCACGGTCTCCTTGTTTTCCAAGAGCCAGATCCAAAGCTCAGATTCCAAATCCGAACTCTCTGCATACCCTTGAAACGAACGGGCAGTGTTGTTAGCCACAGACTTGACTGTGGTCTTGAGTCGTTCGATATCGATAGTCATGCGCTTCTCCTAGTAGGTGTGTCCGCGCCAGCGGAAGTGTCCATTGGGTGCAGTGACAAGGGTCGGGTAGCTGACACCATTGTCGGTCTCCAGGAGACCGAACCCCTGACACCAGTTCATGTAGCCGTCACCGATGTAGCCGACCTGCTTCACGTCCATGGCGTGACCGACGTTCATCCCGAAGTAGTGAGTCTGGTCGAAGCCGACCGCTTGAGCGGTCCTTACAAGGATGGGAGTGTGAGTGTGCCCAGTGATGACACTCATTCCATGCTGCCTGATGCGCTCAAGCTCATACTTTCCGGGGATAGAAGAGTAGGCTCGCTCATGGCCGTGCAGGACCAACACGTCAGGCGCAATGAGAAAAGGCTTCCGCTCATAGGAAACGCCGAGTCCGTCCATTCCCAACTGCTCAGGCAGGCTGCTGCTCCGCAGGCCCGACAGGGCAGGAGCGTACTGGTTGACGTACTTCTCGAACCTGAGATCATGGTTGCCCTCCTTGACATGGATGTCAGCATCAGGAGCAGCTCGACGGATCTCGACCAGCATGTCAGTGGTGAGATCAAGGGACGCCTGAAGCGTCCCGGCATACTCTCCGTGCTGGTGCTTGTTCCAGTGAGAGACTTCGGGAAGGTCGATGAGGTCTCCGATCTGGACCACCCTGTCTGGCTTGTAGGCCCTGATTACACGAAGCATCCTCTTGAAGAATGCCATGTCCGTATAGGGGGCTTGTAGGTCTGGCACCACGAATGTTCGAGTAGTAGTCATGTAAACAAGCTTACCACACAGTAAGGAGAAATGATGGATGACATGCAGAGGAGGAAGATGTGCTTCCAGAAGAAGCGTTTCAAGGATGAGATCGAGGTGAAAATGGTGCTCGCTAAGGCGAGCAAGAAGATTGACGTCAAGAGGTACTACCAGTGTCCCATTTGTCATGGTTTCCACATGACCAGCACGAGAAGGAGTGGACGGGGCTAGTGTAACAATCTGGTAACGACGCTCTGACTTGACATGCGTGTCCCTGTATGTCCGGTTTGCGTGTGCTAGACTGAACGCAGACAAGCAAGTGAAACTAGTGTATTACAACCGGGAGGCCCCAAGGCCGAACGGGTGGTTGAGTGGACACGGTATGTAAATGATCCAGTCCGACCAGATGCGACAGGTATGTCTGGCCCCCTGAGGGGCCAGTATCCATGTTCATATATGTGAACAGATTGAAACAGGATGGGGAGCCTAAGGGCTCCCTTGCTTGTTAGACAACTGGATGAACATGGCGAGGCCTAAGGGCCTCGAACATATGGCTTCGATGGATGACAAGCCTCGCTCCGCTAGGCCCCTCCCCCGGATAGTTTTTGTCTTTCACCTCCGGACAGTATTGGCAGCCCCCTAGGGCTGCCTCTTGTGTATCCAGTGTCATAAAGTAATGGCCCACATGTGTGCACTAATGCCAGAGCTTCGCTCTTTGGCAACATTTGCACACACGTGGGCAATAGTGGAGAGGGATTCAAAAATGAATAAGATCAAAGAGATCCCAGGCCCGAAGGCCTGGGCTGTGGATGCGGCATGTTCTAACCGTCCTTACGAATGGTTCGAACTTCCCGACAACATGCAAGTGGAGGATTGGCAATCGATCAGGGACAAGATAGCCAAGGGTCAGGAGGTGTGTGGAACCTGTCTTGTGGCTATCGAGTGCCTGCTAGGTGCCACCCCTGAGGACAGGATCCATACTGTCCGGGGTGGTAAGTGGCCCAAGGGTCTCTCGGATGGTCGTGTCGGTCGCCCCTTTGGTTACAGGACGAAGGCCCCGAAGGGCCTGAAGATCCCGGAGGTGCCAGGAGAACCTGACCTGTGCCGCAATGACCATGACAAGCAGATCGTTGGCTACTACAACGGCAAGTGCTATGAGTGCTGCTTGAACAACTGGCGTAAGACCAACGAGAACCGCGACCCAGTCAAGCTGGCCATCCGTGCTGGCAAGAGGGCTGGTGAGCGAGAGGCCCTGAGGGCCGCTAAGAAGGCCGCGTGGGAGGCGATGGACGTATGCCCCCAGGGCCATGATTTGGGGCCGGTAGAGGACCGTCTGTACAGCGTCAAGGGGCCATACTGCTATGAGTGCAGGCTCGCAGCGAAGCGAGCCACGGACAAGGCCAGTTGGGAACGTCGCTCGAAGAAGCCCGTCCCCGCCTGAGATACAATGAGACATGATCCCCTCGCATTTGAGTTACAGCACACTTAACCAGTGGCAGTGTCAGAAGGCATTCCAACTGGGCAAGATCGTGGAGGCACCGCCGAAACCGGCGGTGTACTTCGCTGGGGGTAGCGCTGTCCATGCAGCCACCGAGGACCATGATCGTGGTGATCGTGTGATGGGCACATGGGAGAGCTACTTCTACCCAGAGGTATCCCGTGGAATGGAAGACCACGGTGGTGCACACTGGGACACGAAGCAGTGGATGATGGGAGGATCGCTCAGCGATCCTGAGACTCCAGAGTCCTGGATGACCATCGGACCCCAGTGCGTAAGCAACTGGGTCAAGTTCACCGCGACAGAGTTCAGCGTCACTGACATTGAGGTTGATGTCACGACAACCTTGCCGGGATGTCCAGTCCCGATCAAGGGTTTTGTAGACCGTACCGGTGTTCACGTCGAACACAATGACATGATCATTGACGTCAAGTCAGGCCGCAACAAGCCGAAAGACCCATTGCAGCTTGGCGTCTATCACGCACTGATGCTCCACAGGAATGGATGGGCACCCGACAAGGGTGCCTACTTCATGGCCCGCGAGGGCAGGATCATCGGCAAGCCTGTTGACCTCACCATCTACACACCCGAGATGATCGGCGCTATGTTCGGCGACATCTATGCTGAGATGGTCGAGGCTGAGAGGACTGGCGACTATCCTGCCAACCGTCGCTTCGAGTGCAAGTTCTGCGTTCAGCAGAACAATTGCCTCACGTACACTGGCGAGACCAAGCAGGCCAAGCACTATGATCCCAACTATCGCGAAGGCAAGGTAAGCTTCTAATGGGATACCAGCACGTAAGCATGAACGTCACCGCTCGCGTGTCGCGTCACAATAGTGACGCGGATGTATATGACGACGCGCTGTGGGAGCAGCTTCAGGATGAGATCCTGGCGCTCACCATGCAGGAGAAGTACGAGACACTGCGAGTCATCACGCTGGGAGCTGGGAGTCAATGAGTTTCGAAGCAGAGTTTCGACTGCCAGGGTCGAAGCCGTACGAGTACATCAACATCGTCGTCCGTGGCAACGATGAGCGTGAGTTCGATCAGGATCTCAATGCCATCAACGCTGAGCTTGTGACCAAGCTCAAGGACATTCACCGTCTGGCCGCTGACATTGTAGCCGCCCGACAGGCGGCGGCTCCTGTGGTCAATCCTCAGCGTACGACAGTCGTCAGCGCTACTGATCTGATCACCAGCGAACTCGGCGGCACTGTCGTCTCCGAGACCATCACTGACGTCAAACCCTGGGAGCGGCCCAAGCCCGCGACCAGTAGCGTCAACCTGTTCTAGTTGGTTTCGCAGAAACCAACGGTCCATGGGTTTGAAGTCAAACCCATTCTGAAAACAACGAAGGAAACGAGAGCAACGAATGACTGACTCCATTGATCTTGGTGGTTCCGACTTTGTCCGCCTGCCGAAGGGCGAGCTGAACAAGGTGGGAGATGTTGTCCAGGGCGTCATCAGCAAGGTGGCACAGGTTCAGCAGAAGGACATGAAGACCAAGGAACTGAAGTGGTGGGCGCCCAAGATCCTTGGGTTCAAGACTCCCGTTGGTTCCGATGAGTACCGCAAGGCGGCTCCGCACCTTCAGGCTGAGTTCCGTCCCGTCATGGATCTGATCCTTGAGCTGGACAACGCTGTGTCCGTGTACTGCGGCAACGACCTTCGCCAGAAGGTGACTGACGCCGTGAGGGAGGCAGCCAATGGCGTCATCAAGGTTGGTGGCCAGATCGGCATCCGACTGGACGAGCTTCAGCCGAGCGACTTCGGTTCGCCGAAGAAGATCCACAGCGTGAAGTACGTTCCGCCCGCCGACAGCGTCACCCTGTAGCATGAGGGATCGCCTGGTTGGGTGCGGCCTTATGGCCGCATCAGCCCTCCTTGTCATCGCAGTTCTCTTCTTCGCCTATGTGGCGATCTCAGTCTAAGGACCAGACATGACCGTCCTCGCCACGGAGTACATCGACTTCCCGAAGAAGTCCACCATCGCCGAGCTGTACGACGGTGACGAGCTTCTGTTCACTGTGACCGTGAAGTTCGGCGACCTCCTGTCGAAGGAGGAGCGGGATAGTGTCCGCCACGACCTTTCCCATGTTCTCGCCGATGGGATCAAGTACCTCCTGAACCCGGAGGCGGCCCTGAGGGACATCGTGGACAGCCTGCTGAACGGCGTCTCGGAGTAGCATCCATTGTGGGCGGCCCTTCGGGGCCGCCCTTTCCGGAGGTGAAGCATCAAGACTTTGCGTAGGTCGGTCGGTCGTGGGCTGGCAGCGGGCCAGCCCCTACCCGCACCATACGACCCATTCGAATCCAATCGCGCCTTCTTCAGGCGCGGCAGTCTTGCCATGGTCGCCGGTCCGCCTGGCTCCATGAAGACCATCCTCACCCTGAACATGGTGCACAAGATGAACGTGCCAACCATGTACTTCTCATCCGACTCCGATGATTTCACCATGGCAAGTCGTGTGCTGGCGATGCTTACCGGTGAGACGACAGAGACGACAGAGGAGTGGACGCGTTCGAACGTGTTCCAGTCTCAGCGAATCCTTGCGGGATTCGATCATGTGCGCTGGTCGTTCCACTCCGCTCCAACGCTGGATCACATGGAGTTGAAGGCCGATGCGTACGCCGAGATCAACGGTGAGTACCCTCACCTTGTAGTGGTTGACATCATGATGGATGTGGACTTCGAAGGTGCCGGGGAGCAGAACTACTGGGCCTTGATGGCAGAGTTCAAGTCCCTCGCGCGCAAGTGGATGTCCTGCGTCCTGATCGTTCACCATACCAGCGAGTCCATCAAGGGAGAACCGTGTCCACCAAGGTCGGCCATCATGGGCAAGGCGAATCAGCTCCCTGTTTTGATCCTGACCTTGGACGGGAACTCTGTTCCTGGCCACCTCAATGTGGCGATTGTCAAGAACCGTTTCGGGTCCAACGACCCGACGGGGAAGACATACTTCCCACTCCTGGCGGAACCGTGGAGCAGCAGGATTCTTGAGGCACAGGAGTCCGTGGCTGGCAAGGTCTACACACCGTTCGATCCATTCAGGGATGACAATGTCAACAGTAGCTGAGATGCTGTTCAGCGAACCTCCCGAGGACTGGGATGTTGAGCAGTTCAACGTGTACATCAAGCGGCTCATTGGCCTGTATCTTCCCGTGGCCTTCTTCATGAGGATGCAGGATGAGCAGAAGTTCAACCTTGCCGAGATGCTGCACGAGAAGATCTGGAAGTTCATCGACATCCGAACCACAAGGTTCGGTACTAGCGGAGTGGAGTATCCTCACTGATGGCCAGGCCCGACGCGTGGCGCAAGGACAATGAGCACCTGTTCGGCCGTGACGGCTCGTTCGCCGAGCCGGGACTCCACCCTTCCTGTCCGCAGTGCGGCGGGACGTTCACGGAGGTCACCACCACGGAGGCACACCGGACTCGCTTCGGTGCCAATTACCTCCCCGGCAAGAAGTACCAGGCGATCTGGTGTCATGGCTGTGACACGCAGACCATCACTGGCAAGGCCCCTCGCAACGGCCCGGAGGTGGGATGAGAATCCGCCTGACCAAGGAAGGCCAGCTCCAAGAGCTGGCTCGCATCAAGGAGAATGTCAGGCTCCATCGTACGAGCGAGTGCGGCTGTCGGACTCCATTCCTGTGTGATGGCGAGATGGCCAAGCTCGTCTCGGAGATGCGTGTAATCAACAGGTGGATGGAGCGGTATGGCTAACACAGCGAAGAACAAGGGAACTGCGGCTGAGACTGCCATTGTTGATCACCTGAAGGAGAACGGATTTCCGTTCGCTGAAAGGCGAACGGCCAATGGCAGCAATGATCGTGGTGACATCAACGTCAGTCCCGACGTTGTGATTGAGGTCAAGAATTGCAGGACTATGGAACTTGCCGGTTGGGTCGATGAGGCCATTGTTGAGGGCGAGAACGCTGGTGCGTGGCTGACTGCCGTATGGCATAAGCGGATGCGCAAGGGTCAGCCTGGCAACTGGTATGTCACCATGGATGGTCACATGTTTGTTGCCCTACTCCAGATGCTCAAGGAAAAGGAACTGATTCGATGAAGCACATCAAGGTGGATATCCAGGTCGAGAGTTCCACCGTCACTCTGCCGATCTGGCCTGGCAGTACCGCAGATCAGCTCGTTCGTGAGTACGAGGAGAATCCAACGGAGGACAATCTTCAGGCCATTGAGGGTTGGCTTCGTGATGACATCTCCATGGAGATCGACTTCTACGTGGAGAGCTTCAAGGTGATCGAGTGAGCGAGGATCTTCCTCGCTTCGCTGTCGGGCCAATCCTTGCGCACTACGGTGCGCAGGAGCCTGAAGCCGACAGGGGCTGGAGGTCTATCAAGTGTCCGTTCCATGACGACGGTGACGCTTCAGCCTCTGTCAGCACGCAGCTCCAACTGTTCAAGTGCCACTCGAATCAGGGATGCCCGCAGGGCAGGGCTGAACATCTGATCATGCAGAGAGAAGGGTTGTCATTTGAAGATGCCAACGACAGAGCAGAGGCGATTGCTGGAGGAAGCAACCATGGCATACATGGAACATCTTCCCGTCGCTCTGGACTATCTCGCGAAGAGAGGTATCACGGAGGAAGCCGCAAGGCGCGCCGCCCTGGGAGTCGCCGTCGAACCATTGAAGGGCCATGAGGGTAGGCAGGGAAGGCTGTCCATTCCCTACCTGGCTGATGCCGGTCCAGTCAACATGACCTTCCGCTGCATCGAAGACCATGACTGCAAGGCTATCCCGGGTCACAAGAAGTACATGCTGCCCTCAGGGGCAGCGACCAACCTCTACAATGTCCAGGCATACGAGGGCGCAGGAAGCCATGTAAGCCTGTGTGAGGGCGAGCTTGACGCTCTAGTGCTATCGATGCTTGGCGAGCCCGCCATGGGCGTGCCAGGGGCCGACAAGTGGCAACCTCACTGGGGTGACATCCTCCAGGATTTCAGTCATGTCTATATCTTCAGTGACGGGGACACGGCAGGGCAGAAGTTCTTTGACCGTGTTAAGATGGAATGTCCCCAGGCGATCAACATTCCCATGCCCGATGGACACGACGTCAACTCAGCCTACCTCGCTTTCGGCGAGGATTTCCTACTGCGAAAGATCAGGGAATGAACGCATACTTGGTAGTCAACAACTACCAGCCGAGGTACACAGACGGTGACAACACCGAGATCCTTGGTCTCAGCCTCAGTGAGGACCGAGCTGAGGACATCCTGACTGCCATCACAGCTCCCCTCTCGGGGAGCTGGACCGAGAGCCACACAGTCTTCCAGTCGGACAACACCGACATGGAGTACGACTCCTACTACATCGAGACCTACGAGGTGTCTGAGTGACCACCAAGAAGATCATCCGAGAGATTGAGTACCGGTCCGGCAGCGGATGGGTCGAGGACGAGTTCACCGGGCCCACCAAGGAGATCTCCGTCCTTGAGCGCAAGTTCAAGTACAGCCAGGAGCAGCACGGAACCGTCCAGGAGTTCACTGAGGCCGTCGAAAACATGGCGGTCCAGTCCATCTCCGACGTGTTCGACCGTAAGACCGTCGTCCTGACGGACAGCAATGGCGGTTGGTTCGCGGTCAGCGGCCATTCCATCGTCTCGGCGAAGGCCTATGTCGTTGACAGTCTGGATGTGTGACACCTATGAAGGTAAAGGACTATACCGATGCTTATCTCAGGGCTCGCTGGCTTGTGATCCAGCGACGCGAGAAGGCTGACATCCCCAACGATCCTGAGGATGTCGCTGAGGTCAAGGCAGAGATGCTGAAGCGAGGATTCGATATCTCGTGAAGTTCGGGAAGAAGAAGGACGAGAGCCTCTATATCAGGTACGTAGAGGCTCTTTCGCTGCTGTCAGACTTCAAGCTTCTTGAGCTCAAGCTCATCGAAGCCGATAGTCACATCCACACATTCGATGACGAGTGGCGTGCGGCACTCAAGACGGTCCTGAACAAGAAGGATCTCAATGGCATCTAGTGGAATCCGGGTGAGGTTCATTCTCAGGAACTCCACTCAGGTTGTCACGGCAACCTACGAGAACGCAACACCTCAGATGGTTGCGGCTGAACTGTTCAATGCGCGACAGATCAAGACGGATCAGGGCATGATCCAGACCAGTGAGATAGTCAACTTCGAAATCCTGACAGCATGAATGACGAACATGGGAGTTGCTGGCAATGTAGCCAGTGCTTCTGCACTTGTCAGTGCGCAGAGGGATGGAAGCAGATTCACATGGACACCCAGAACTACGATGACAGTTGGGCAGGCCCCGAGCCTGCCATTGATGGCAGCGAAATGGAGCTTGCGGTTGAGGCCATCGCGGCGAAGATTCACTCTGACCGTTTGCAGCCTAGGAGAATCATGGAACAGCTTGAGTTCGATGAGAACTGGGCAGGCCCCGAGCCTGCCGACGATGAAGTAACGAGTCAGTACAACGCAGCCATGCTTACTGCTGCGAATCCCTTTCCGATGCCGAACAAGTTCCTGTGGCTTGGACGGTCGTTCAGTCAGCACACCAGTCGGAGCGGCTGGCGGATCTTCGACGCCAAGTATCAGGCCCTGAATTCGTCCAGCAAGGACGAGGGCAAGATCACCCTGTTTGACGATGGGACATGGTCCTATGGAATCCATGACTAGCTGCGATCACAGAGACGCCTCAGGGCGTCTCACCGTGTGGAACGACAAGAGCAAGTGCCAGGAACCCTGCGGTGAGTGGCACATCCGATGCACTCGCTGTCATGCGACCGTCTACGGGTGCATCATGGAGGGAACCAAGTGAGCTACTATACCATCAAGTACGATGCGGTGGACCCCGAGGAGTCGGGCGAGCACTCGTTCGAGACCGACAGTGAAACCCTCATGGCCGTCTCGTACATCGTCAATATGCTGGATGAACTCCGAGGTGGAGACAGCCTGACCATCACGGTCACGTACTTCTAGAACGCAAAGAAGCCCCGACCTTTCCCATAAGGATTGGTCGGGGCTTCTTTTGTTACTATGGTGTCTCTTCCGTCTTGAGCGTGGCCTTGAGCCACGCGCTAACGCTTGGGATCTGACTTACCTTTGTCACTCCCGCTGCTACCGCTATCACTCCTGCCCACACACCGACAGTCGTATCGACTCCCAGCTTGCCCACGAGTACGGGCACAAAGGGTGCCAGCCCCACCAAGGCTGCGAAGGATGTATGGGCAATTCGTATCCACTGGATCTTCAATGCGCTGCACTCCAACTCCTCAAGACCTCGACGGCTTGAGCCGTCGGAAGATCAATGATACCAGTAATAGCAAGGCCCGTGACTTTCTGCATCCCGCGAATCCTGGCCTTCGTCTCATCGTCCATGAGGCCGGTCTCCTCGACCCTGAGGATCCGCTGGACATGCTTCACGGCATCGATCTCAAACTCCCTGGTCGGCGTTTGATAGATATCACGCTTGAACCATGCGGGTTTCTCTTCGGCTGTCATGCGCCAACCTTAGTGGCAATGGCCTCGACGCGACCAGTAAGGGCATCCACCTTCACGTGAAGCTGCGCCACCTCAGCCTTCTGAGTGACGAGTCCCTCAAGGGACTCGACCTTGTTCTCAAGCCTCTGGATAGCCGCATCCTTGGCGGTCTTCTCCGTCTGGAGATTGTCAATCGTGGACTGGAGAAGCTGGTTGATGGCAGCCAAACCCTGAAGGGCGTTGATGCGACCACCGATCGCACCGATGAGCGCACCGCCAATGGCCGATGACAGTCCGACAATCGTAGCTGGGTCCATGATTCTCCCCTTAATCCACCGGAGTGGAGCTGGTAGGTGGCAGTGGAGGAACCGTATCTGCGACCGTCCGGAGGTCGAGTTTGAGATATCCACCATAGTTCTCCCGGTTGGGACCGGGCGGCCCCATCATCACAAACTGGTAGTTGTCAACGATGACAAGAGTAGAGACGTTGTTGATCAGGTCCTGGAAGTTCACAGTATCCTGGCGCTGGCACATCGTACGAATACTGTTGAGAGTATTCAGCGCGTACATGTCGTCACCGATACGATTGCCAGCCTTGTCGGAGATGTTGTTGAAGCAGAGGAACCACTTCTCAATCATCCTCTGACGAGTGACACCAGGCAGAGCCTTGATCTGCCAGCCGTTCATCTCGGCACCGAGGGCAGGGTTGGTGGCACTTCTATTGAGGATGAACCTCAACTTGATCCAGTCCTGCTGACCCGGAGGAGTTGGAGTGGCGACATCTCCAGAGCCAGGCTCAACGCTGCCGTTGTACGTGATGTAGTTGGTCTCACCACCACCGTCATCGAGAAGGGAAACCGAAAGGTTTCCCTGTAGCGCTGGTGCCCTGATGGAGAAGTACTTGAACAGCTTCGGTTCAAGAGTGTTGAACCTGCAACGTCCAGTCAGAAGGTAGCCAGAGGAGATGAGGTGAGTGGCGTGTTCGATCCAGACAAGGGACTGGGTGGCGGTTCCCTGCTTGAGGCTGGTGTAGATGATACGACCAGACTGGGAGACGGTGAGGTCGAACAGGGGTTGCGCGGTATTGGGACTATAGTTCCAACGCGTATATGCGTTGGTGGTGAAGCCGGTGACATTGTCTGTGTTCACAGTCCCAAGGTCGATACAGAAGGTTCCCCATGCCCCATCATGCTGTGGTGCAAAGCTATACGTACCTACATAGGCGAGTGTTCCTGAGAACGCGATGCCCTTGCAGCCATTCGTCTGACCGGCAACCTTCGGGAAGCTGAAGATCAGTGGACCGTAGCTGATGCCGGTCGAACTGGCCTGAGCGATACGAACACCCTGATCAGAGGCGATGACGATGTACGTACCGACATAGAACGCAATGTCATTGATCTGCTCCCCGAAGGGGAGCTGTGCGATCTGGATCATTCCGTTGATCGTAGTCGTCGGGCTGGTGCTATAGGTCGTCTTGTAGATGTAACCCTGAGCGCCGTCGTTCGCTGAGATGTACACAGCATCAGGACCGGCGGTCATGCTGGTGATGATCTGACCCTGCGGCGCGACAGCTACCGGGGTGGGAAGCGTAGTCCTAGCACCAGTGGTATTCAGCTGATACAGGTTCCCACCAGAGGCCAGCAAGAGCTGGCCTTTCATGAACCCGATAGTCTTGGTCAGGTGCGTGCCGTCACCAGCGTAGATATTGGTGACTACGCCAGCCTCAGTGACAGACCAGACACCGTCATTTCCACTTGCGTTCTGGTCCTGATACACGAAGACAATGTTGCCGCCCTGCTGCCCACCACCCGTGTAAGCTATTCCCCCGGTGATCCCGAAGTTCTGACTGGCTTCAGTGGCCAGGGCGAACGAACTGCCAGAGGTGAAGTCGGAAGTGCCGAGAGTGTAGCTGTAGACTGTGTGACCCCTGGCCATCCATACGGAGTCCGCTCCAGCGGACGATGTGTATCCCTGTACGTAGCTGTTGTAGGCGAATCCGTTGTCAAGGCCGGTAGGGACCAGGGTCGAGACGTTAGTCTCGCCCAGCAGGCCTATCTGACTGTAGTCAGTGAACGGATCAATACCGAGGCTACTGTCATACCTGGTGTTCTTAGTCAGCAGGTACGTGTTCTGGGTGTCGGGATCTTGGTAGACAATCCCAGCGCCACCGTTGAACTCGGATTGAGAGCGAAGCCACCACTGGCTTAGAGAGTACTCGCCGGGGTCCTTGTAGTTGTCGAACTGTCCCTTGCGCTGTTCGACGGGAGATTCAATGTCTGGCCGCTGATCCATGGTTGCCGAGATCAGGGGAATCCCACCAAGGGCGAAGTCGTACAGGTTGTCCTGAAGCTGATACTGGCCAGCCTGCTGGGCTGTCCTGCCCGAAATCTTCTGAGGGATTCGGTTGTTCATGGAGTAGAAGCCCATAGCTTACTCCTTAGCTGACGCGAGTCAGGCGGGCATAGGAACCGGCGACGAGGTTGACGGCGGTGGCATTGGAAACAGACTGAGCGAACATGAGAATGACAGAGCAAGTTCCAGCGGTTGTCACGGTGACGACTCCGCTCTCGTAGGCGTAAAGGCTGGCAACTCCAGCCCTGTCACCGTAGGTGACAGATGTGCCATACGCGCTGACACCGGCACGCATGATGCCGGATGGAACCGTACTCGAAACCGTCGAGTCGAGTCCCATGGTGTTCCTGGCCGTGCTGGTGATGGTCGCGGACCCACCGACTGACCACTGAGTAGTGAATTTTCCAGTCGCACCAGAGTTGTAGCCGAGAAAGAACTCAACGAAGTAGGCCGTGTTCGCCAGTGGGGCGAACGAGAAAGACAACCCAGAGCTAATCATCGTGGTGCTACTGGTCACGGAGACGAGGGAGGACAGGAGCGAGTGAAGTGGCACGTTGTATGGTGCCGTTCCACCTACGCCAGTGATTCCGGCATTGCCGATCTGGGCACTAGCGAAGCTTCCCGCACCAGTGATGGCGTTGACGTTTCCGCTCGTCGTGGAAATATCTCCGGTTGATACGATGGTTCCCGTATTGGTGAAGTTGCCAGTATTGGTGTGACCGGTCGTTGCGGTTGCGCCGCTGGCGGCAACCGAGAATACGGTAGAGCCATTCAGCTTGGAGATGAAGGCATTGCCGGTGCTGGTGGTGATGAGATCAACCTCAACGCCAGATGCGGCGGCAGCCGTAGGCTGAATCAGATGTGCGTTAGCGCTGCCGACATACGCCTGAGTGATGCCGCCGACCGGGTCAACCTTGAAGTTGGTGACACCAGCCCTGCGAGAGACATAGGCATTGCCAGTGCTACCCGTAGGCAGGAATACATCGAAGCCGGACGCGCCAACATTGGCGGATGTGAGAGAGTAACCATCCGTGGCGTTCTCGTTGACCTGAGCTATCGCTCCAGTCGCGGAGACACTGAGCACCGAGGAGCCGGACGAATCCAGGATGGAAAGGTTCGGGGCAGTCTGAGACGGCGCGGCCTCAATGGTCAGTGGGCTGGTGCCCACTGGATTCGTGACACCAAGACTAGCGAACGGAATAGTACCAGTGATGATAGGACTGGTAAGAGTCTTATTCGTCAACGTCTGAGTGTCGGTCGTACCAACGACCGAAGATCCTGGCGCAATACCATGAACACCGGCGCTGCTGTTGATGTGGGCGTTGTCTTCGTTAAAGTCCCGCGCAGAGCTAACGTGGCGAATGGCGGCACCAACGTTGTGCGACGCGGCAGACGTGCCGTCAACGGCACGAGTCACAGTGAAGACAGAACCAGCAACCGCAGTCACATCACACAGCTCTTCGACGCTGTCACCATAGTCAAGTGCGATGGTGAATGGCGTATTGACTGGATAGCCGATAGGTGGGACGGCAAGAGGAATGCTCACGGCGGAACTGGTGATGTTTGACTGAAGACTGTTCGGCTGTGCAACCGAAGAGAAAAACCTGGACTGAGTCATATGTGACCTTTCTTACGAAGAAAAAACTTGATATTCCGGATACAGGTCACGCATGTAGTCCTGCTCTTCTTGGAGTCGCCTGTAGTACAGGTTCCAGAAGTAGCCAGCGGCATTGGTGGCTGCGCCAGCAGGCACAAGAGGTGAACGTTCGGTAGATTCTACCGCCTTCTGCTGAAGGCGAGCAGGCTCATAGGATGCGAGGATTCGTGCGGTTGTGCCATAGACAACACAGTCGATGGTCCTGTTGAGGAATCCTGTAGTTGTCGCATAGTCATCACTATTATTGACCAGGATGTTCGGACCCTTGGTGTACACCATGTGAATGGTTCGACCCGGAACAATGAAGTCCATGATCTGCAATGACTTGCCAGTCGCACTACCGTCAACGGCAACCATCGAAGCCTGAGGATTATACCTCCACGTCTGCGACGGAAACCACACACGAGAAGGACCGATAGTGTCTACCGTTACACGGTAGACCTGTTCGACATCAGCGGGAATCGGATACTCATACCTTGCCGCGACCTTCGGGAACTCGTACGTCCCGAAAATCCAAAGACTTGGATACATGGCAAGGATAGTATTGTTGATCTCTTCCTTGATGCGAGATCGAGGAAAGTCAGGATCAGCAATAACAAGAGCATTAGTTGGATGACTGGATGCCACGGTGCCGAAGACACCACGGCCGGTTGTCCCGGCCGAAACTTGAGCCGTACCCGACTGGATGTTGTAGCTACTCAGAAGAAGAAGCTCATCCTCGATCTCCGTAATGCCACGAGACAGAGCATTCGTGGTGCTGAGATCGACAGTGAAGTTCGTGTCAGTGGCGGCGATCGGTGCGGTCAGCCAAGTGATCTGGTCCTGGTTCTTCGTGTAACCCATCAGAGTCTGCTTGACCCTGTCAACTAGCTGATCGTACGTTGCAGCCATTGAATGTCCTTAGCTGAATTAGATAACCCTCGTAAGGACGATGGTCGCGGAGTAGATGGAGCCAGCGGTGCCAGCGCCGACAGTGTTCACCTGAATGGGCGCGGCGTTGGCAAGGACGAACTGGGCACTGAACCTCGTACTGGCAGAGCCAGTACCATTAGCGAGCCTGATGATCTGACCACCATTGACAAGGTTGAGGTTCGCCTCATCTGCGGCCAGGACAGTACCACCAACATTGGTGGTGACGTCAGCAAGCCACGTCCCGGCGGACGTGGTGGAAGCTGTGGCGATCACAGCGGAAGCGCCAGGTGAAGTGGTCGGGGCACTGTTGCTTCCGACGGAAGTGGAGCTGAAGCCACCAGTGGTGCCGATATTGGTTCCGTCTGGGTTGACGGCTACGACGATCTGACTTGCGCGAGCAACGGTCATGTGAGACTCCCGATTACATTCTCAGAGTCGAAAGCCTTCCCAGTTCTCTGAGAGATCTCGACAGCGTCACGGATATTCTTGGTCTTGGTGGAGGAAGGGTTGATACCCTGACGCTTTGCGTCACGGTACTCCTGAAGTTCCTTGTCCCATGCCTTACTGGCGACAAGATTGGCAATGGGTGCAACCTGGAAGTGTGCGCTTCGAGCGCACTCACCCCATGTGGCATGGTTCTGAGTCATGCATCCTGATCGGCAGCTCAATCGTTGTCACCGACAGAGTTGGTCGCATAGATACCCTGTCGCATCGGGTCATGGTTGGACCCGAGATCAGCCTGAGTGTGTCGAGAGATGACAGCAAAGAGACCAGTCTCAAGGATGCCCTTCTCGTTGTTCTGTGCAACGATCGTACTGGTACCGCTGGGGCCATTGCCCCAGCAGCAATTGCAGCCACACGAAGGACCGCAGGTACAGTTTCCGGGGGTGCAAGCACAGCCGGGCGGAGTCGGAGTCTTGGCTACATCGAACACATTCGAGATCATCGAGTGGTCATAGCCCATGTTGTTGGCCATCACTTGCCGCCCTTCGCGTCACTCTTGCCCTTGGCGGAAAGCTTCGCCATCTTGGCATTCCCATACTTCTTACGACCGGCAGCCGCAGCGATAGCAGCTCCCTTCTCCCCACCCCCGGCAGCCTTGGCGACGGCAGCAAACCTGCCACCCTGACCGAGCGGGGCCTTAGCGTTTGGCTTAGCCTTCTTGGCTGCCATGTCTCCTCCTAGGAGATCAGAGTGAAGTTCGTGGCATCAACGAGGCCACTGGCTATGAGGTCAGTCCGATCCTGATCGGACACAACGTGCTGGTATCCACCACGGTAGTAGCGGAGGCCATTGGGAAGCAGGACGGTCGGGGCTCCAGGCCCCGTACCGGTGTATGCAAGTTCGTCAGTGTATGAACCGAACCGAAAGATTTCCCAGACATCAGGGCTTGTCTCTGCAATGGTTTCTGCACGGTTCATACGGTAACGTTCCATGAGTGGCGACCAGGCGAAGGGCGCTTCGCTGACTGTCGGCGTGGTAAACAAATACAAAGCCATGATAGGATACCCCCATGATTGAATGCAAGATTTGCCTGATTGAAAAGACGCCAGACGCCTACTCGCCGAATCGTAGAGTCTGCAAGGATTGTCGCAAGATTCAACATGCTGAATACAGGAGCAACCCAGAGACAAGGGAGCGCCGCAAGGCCGACATGCGCAGGTGGTATGAGGCCAACAAGGAAACGAAGGTCAAGAAGTATCGCATTGAAAATATAGACCCACAGAGGGACCAGCGATACAGGCGGACGTTCAACATATCCCTCGACAGATATAACGAAATGCTTGCCAAGCAGGGTGGGGTATGTGCGATTTGCAGTACCCCACCCGCTCAACAGATGCTCGCCGTTGATCACGATCACTCGTGCTGCCCTGGCAAGACTTCCTGCGGGAGTTGCGTTCGCGGTCTATTGTGCTCTGACTGCAATACTTCTCTCGGCAAGTTCAAGGACAGTAAAGAGCTACTGCCTTAAGGCAGTAGCTTACTTGGATTACTAGGCGACCGGCACCGGTGCCGGGGTAGGCACGGGAGCGGTCAGGATGTTGATCTGCGCCTGAAGCGCAGCGATCTGAGCGTTGGCCGCAGCCAGAGCCGCAGCCGCAACGGTGGAGCGGATCAGCTCGCGGGTCTCGTGACCCTCATGCCGAACCTCATCCCGAACACGCTCGACATCACGCTGAACCTCATGCTTGTTACGCTCACACTCAAGCCGACTGTTGCCCAGCTCTCGCATGATCTCGTAACTCTTCTCCAGCGTGGCGACCAGGTTCTTCTGGCCCTCAAGGAGGACGACCTCATCGAGGTTGTCCCGGTAGCCATGCCGCTCGTCGCGGTCGCGCCCAAGGCTGACCACACCGGGGAAACCGCTAGGGATAGTAAAGTCCTCAGCCATATGAACTCCTCTGTTTCGATCCAGGATAGAACCACCTGGCTATATAGCCAGGCGAATATGGGGATCGAAACAGAGAACGCCCATTACGTAGTGCTGTGGATAGAGCTGGTCGTCTGCTCGATGATCAGAGCCTGCGGACGGTACAGAGACCAACCCGCAACGCCGTACCAGCCGAGAGGCTGGAAACGAGTCAGCTTGTCAACGACCGGACCACGGATAGTGTGGAACTCTTCGGCGGTCGCCTCAGCGAGCGCCTGCTGACCCATCAGGTAGGTGTTGAACACGCGGGTAGGAGTAGTACCAGCGTTCAGGGCATTGATGCAGCGAGGAGTCTCGATGAAGATCGAACCCTCGTACTCACCAATCTCACCAGCCCAGATGTTGTCAGCAGAACTGTACGACATCGGGACACGCCAGCCATTGTTACCCGTCTCGGACCGAAGGTCAAGGGAGACCTCAGGGTGCATGAAGCGGGTGTAGCTGGTGCCCTTGTTCGGGTGAACGAACTGAGCCCGCAGCTTGGCAACACCCATACGGGCGATGTCCGAGCCGTAGAAGTCGAACGGCTGAACGCCGTTCAGGGTGCCGGTGTTGTACAGCGGCGCGGCTTGAGCCGCAGCCGACGCAGAACCATTCCTTCGAATGTTCTGGGTGCCAGCAGCCAGGACGTTCTGAACAACCAGGTCGATCGAGTCGACAAGGTTCCAGGCGACCTGGTTGACGAGACCGGCAGTCACGTCGGTGAAGCTGAACAGGTCCAGCTTGTTGGAAACGAGGATCGCGTTACCGTACTCATTGAGAGTAACGGTGACCGTGGTCGGGTTACCGGCCGCGACAGCGTCCGGGTCAACCAGCTCATTCAGTGGGGTGATCGCCTGCGCCAGGTCGGCGTACAGTTCGAACACGACAGAGGAACCGGGCATAGCCTGCTGCACAGGGCGCTTGTCAGCTGCCTGACGGAACATGGGCTGAGCACGCAGAGCGAACTCAAGAGCACGGTCGTAGGTAGTCTGGACAAGGTTCGCCATGGCAGCGGTGCCGGTAAAGGCGTTCGCTATTTGTTGCCCTTCAGATACAAAGCTGCACTTAGTACGGTTTCATAATTGTCTCCGAGAAGCCCTATGGCCATGTTGCATCTTTTGCAGAGAAGACCACGAACTTCATCAGTATCGTGGTTGTGATCTACTGCAAGTTTGATGTCATTCTCTGGCTTGTGGCATATGGCGCAAAGCCCGAGCTGCCTATCGAACATCTCATTGTAATCGGATTCAGTGATGCCAAACTTCTTTAGGCATCCAAGCCATGCATAGCGCTTCCTTCGCTCAATGTTCTCTGGAGTGGAGAGGCGTGCTTTATTGCACGCCTTACATTGAGATTGAGTTTCGCTAGCATCTCTCTTGTTCCGATGGAAGTCTTCCACAGACTTCTCAATTGTGCAACCAGTGCATACCTTGGTCCTAAGGGTCTCACATCCTTTTGGGATAGTAGTTGACATTTGATTAACGGGCATTAGCCATGTTGGCAATCAGCTCCGCAACCGACGTGGCCTGGTTGGCTCCACGCTGCAAGTCCTCAATCCCAGTCGAAGGGCGACCATCGGAACCGGCAGCGGTAAGCTGACGGAACAGGTTCTCCTGACCAGGAGTAAGGGCGGCAGGATCGGGGGAGATCCCAGGGATTACATCAGTGACGGGATCTGGACTGCCAACACCGAAGGCAGTCTTTACTTCAGTGACCCAAGACTTGATTGCCTCCGGGTCTGCGTCGCCCCTGTACAGCTTCGCTGCACTCTTGGGCACGCCGAGGTCTTCAAACACCGAACCGAGTTCGTAAGCCTTCTGCTTCGCAAGCACGTCTGCCAGAGCAGCAGAAAGCTCGTCATTCTTCTTCTGAACACTTTCAGCCCAGCTTCGCAGGCCCTTGTTCGTGGTGTCCTGGTTCTGGTTTTCGTTCAGGTTCGGGTCGAAACCCCAAGGGTCAGTCATGACCATGCTCCCAGTTTCTATTTCAAGGTTAATCGAATGCCATGTCGCTTCCCTGGGGAGAAAAGAAACAAGCTCACTCTACCGGTCGAGAGTACGAGAACGCGGGCCGGTCGATCGCGTCAAGAGCTTCCGATCCAGGATTCGAACCTGGGCTTAAGTGATTAACAATCACTCGCTCTACCTACTGAGCTAATCGGAAATGGCGGGAGTGGGACTCGAACCCACAACTTCTGGCTTATGAGGCCAGCGTTCTACCAATTGAACTATCCCGCAGTCTGGAGAGTCGGGATCGAACCGACCGCCTTCCGCTTCCAAAGCGGACGACCCACCATTGGGTCTTTCTCCAGTTCGCTGTTGATTACATCAACAGCTAGCCAGCAATGTAATTGCGGGCATTGCGAGCCCTGAGGCTCGCCTTACTAGGTGAGCTGTCCGCCACCATGGCGAGCAAGACCCTGAGATGCGGCACCCAAGGTGCCGTTGGTGTTCGCACGCTGCCAGGACGCGAGCCTCTGCTGGAATGTGGCGGCGTCAAGCTCACCACCAGAACCAGCGTTGCCAGTGCCAGGCTGGAACACAGCCTGCTCTTCCTGGCCGTACGTGTAGTTCTGGCCGTACTGCTGTGCGGCCTGCTGGAGACTGCCGTACTCGTTGGCGATCTGGCCGTATCCCTGAAGTGCCTGAGATCCAGTGATGCCAGACTGGGCGAGAGTTGTGGCGTAGCCCTGATCGAAAGCATTTCCAGTAGCCAGGGCGGATGCACCGATCGCGGCGGTATTCGCCTGCTGCTGGAGGATCGGAAGAGCCTTCGTCGGGTCCAGGAAATAGGCTGTCATGTCGCCAGAACTGAGACCCATGTCCTTCAGGGCTGCCGTGTACTGGGGAGAGGCGGTGACGGTGGCCTGTGCTGCCAGCTGAATCCTGGAGTTCATCTCGGTCGGACTGACGTCCGCCCCAATGAAGTTGGTGAAGTCAGTCGGAGAGTCGTAGAAGCCGGACGGAAGTCCGGCAGCCCTCATGGACTGACGGTACGCGTCCTCAGTGGCGAGATAATTGGCCGGGGAGAGAACAGGAAGACCAGCCTTCAGCCTCTGCTGATTGCCAGCGAAGCGCTGCTTGTAGGCGGCGGTGTTCTGGAGGAGGACGCTGATCGTGTCTGAGCTGTATCCCTGCTGGACATAGTTCAGAATGTCAGGCGCCAGGGTCGACAGCCCGTAGCTGTCGAACATGTTCGTGAGCGCGGTGTACGCGTCACGATTGGCACCACTCAGACCGGCGACGGTCGTGTCAGTCGGAGTCGTCATGTGGCCATCCCCATATCCTGTAGCACCTTATGGGCTGTACCCATGATTGAATCCTGAGCATTCTGAGTGCCGAGCCAGCGAGGGTCAGTCCTGAGACTGTTCTCGAACTGCCACAATGGCTGGGAGCCTGGGGCTCCCGTGGTCGGGTCCTTGTAGTTCAACGCAGCCTTGATGGTCGGGTCGAACGTACTGATCGTGGTGGGATTCACCTCAAGGATGTTACCCATCTGGGTAACATACGGAGACGCGATGTCTTGCATCGTCATTCCTGAGGCTATCTGCTTTTCATACTGAGGGAACTGTGCCTTCGCCTGCTTGTTGATGCCAGCCTGAAGGTCGGAGTACGTCGACGTACCCTTCTCGATGTTGTCAACCTGCGTTTGATACCAGGAGTTGGACATTGTCACACCCATCGAGTAGGCGTACTGGAGTGCATTGCTGTACTGCGTCTCTGCATCCCCGGACATGGAGCCGTTGGTGAGCTTCGCATACTGGCCACCGTAATAGGTGGCCTGACTGTCAGTCCAACCCTTCGCCTGAATGTTATAGGCGAGACCGGCAAGCTGACTGGCGTTGAGGTTTGCACCAACGGAAGCCATGAGCTGCTTGGCATGGACTGTAGCCTGAGCCAGATCCTGCTTGGCAGTGGCAGGATCGCTGGAAACCTCAAGTAGCCACTTGCGCTCATTGCTGCTCGTGCTCTTGTACCACTGAGTATTCTCAAGTGCGGCAGTGAACTTGTCAGTGCTGTATGTCTTCGCTACAGCAGTTGAGAACAACTTCTTCAGTTCCGGATTCGCATTCAGGAATGCGGAAGTGAAGCCGTACTCTTCAGCAAGAGTGGATGCGTCAATGGTGGGAGTCGTCACGTAGCAACTCCCATGTTCTGAAGAACTGCATGTCCGACTCCCATAAGGGAGTCTTGTGCATTCTGAGTACCGAGCCACTGGGGCGAGGACTTCAGGGACTGTTCAAAATCTGTGAGACTCATTCCAGTTGGCTGGCCTTGAGCATTCATCTTGTTGAGTGCGGACTGAATCAGTGGGGTGTTCACCGTGTAGCTGGTATTAGGCTGCTCAAGTACACTACTTGCCACCTGCATGTAGGGCTGTGCTATATCCTGCATGGTGGAACCACCGTTGATCTGGTCGGTGTATGCAGGATAGGCCGAGATGGCAGACTGACGGATATTCTCCATCGCATCATCACTCGTCATAAGTCCACGAGCAATCATCTGTGCCTGATTCTTCACAGACTGATCGGTGACACCGACACCCATTTGAGTCGCATACTGAGTGATCTGGTTCTGGAAGGCACCAGCGGCACCCCCAAGGGTGCCGTTATTCTGGAACTTCACGTATCCACCGAGAACATTCTCAAGTGCACCCTGATCCATGTTGGTCATTAGTGCAGTCTTGGCGATACCACCAAGCTTACTCGCTGGAATAGCCGCACCCATCTGACCTGCCATCTGCTGAATCTGTGTGGTCATAGCAGAGAGCTTCGCAGAGTATGTTGCAGGATCAGTTGACTGTTCCATCAGGGACTGACGTGCAGTGTTACTGTTCTCCTTGTACCAGTTGGTACTCTGGAGTTCGGCAGTGAACTTGTCAGCAGTCCAGTTACCCGAGACGGCTTGATTGAACAGACCCTTGAGATCTGGATTATGCTGAAGGAACGAGTAGGCGAAGCCGTACTCAGTAGCCAACTCCTGAGGATCAAGCTTCGCTGCCGTGTTGTTGGTGTCCGTCGTGCTGTATGTTCCAGCGCCAGCGGAGTTAGTCACGCCGCTAATACGGCGTGCTCCTACGAAGCGACTAGCATAGTAAGATTGAGTAAAGCTAGTCAGTCGCACAGCCTCGCCGGGGCGAGGAGCCTCAAGCATCTGACCATTACCCGCATACATGGCAACATGGTCAGGAGACTTACCACCAGGACCAGCAGAGAAGAACACCAGGTCACCAACCTGAAGCTTGTCAATGCTGACAGCCTGACCCTGACCGATCATGTCGTAGGTCGTCCGGGGGACGGAGATGCCGAAGTTCTTGTATACCTGCTGGATCAGGCCAGAGCAGTCAACACCAGAGGTGAGGCTATTGCCTCCCCATACGTCAATACGGGGTGCCAATATACTTCTCGCCGTAGTCCAAAAGGTCCTCGCCGCTTACTGCCACCCCACTCACCTGCCAATCGCTTGCTTCAATGCGTTCATGTAAGTGGTGGCAGCCTGATATGCGCCATACTCGGGACTCTGCTGTGCCTTCTGCATAGCCAGCATGTTCGCTGCATTGGCGCTCACGCCGCCACTGGACTTCGTCGTGTCACTTCCGATGACCTGACCGGTCGCATCGTAGCTGGTGTTGACAGTCGCAGTGATCGGGTTGGCCCTCTCCTTGGCATTCAGGAATCCCTGGAAGGACGCAACCTCAGAGTCGGTCGGTGCACGACCCAGAAGCTGCTGAGCTGACTGGTAGAAGATCGCCTGAGCATCAACCCTGTTCGTCAGGTTGACCTGACTGGTCGTCCTGGTCGCGGTGTGCGCTCCAGTAGGCGGACCACCAGATGTGGCACTCACATCCTTGGCCAGGACATCCCATGGCGTCAGGTTCTGGCCGTTCGCGTTGTACTGCTGGGCTGTGCCGACAAGCCCTGTCCATGCGGACAGGAGAGACTGACCACCAGTCGAGTCAGTGTCTGGTGCGGTCAGGTAGTTACTGTTAATCATAGACAGTGACGTTCTCAGCTGATTCCGCTGTTGCGGTGTGAAGTTGTAGAACTCCTGAACCAACTGCTGGGCGCCAGTCTTCTGGGGAACAAAGACACCATAGCCAGGAGAGCCAGGCCCGAAAGGGGCCTGACCCGCTGGAGCCCATGGACTGGCAGGGCCAGCACCAATGACACTTCCCGCCAGTGCCGTACCGCTATATCCAGGACCGAACGTGGTGTCGACGGGACTGGATACGGCGAAAGAACCTGCGGCACCAGTGATGCTCGGGTCAAGTGGCGTACTCATTACTGACCCCCGTATACGGTGTTGGTGAGGTTCGTACCATCGTAATGGTCGAACATGTCATTGGCTAGATACCTGTCATGGAGAGACTGGAAGGCAGGATTGCCCTGGATCAGACCCATGACATACTCCTGGAACCATGTCTTCACGTTGACGTTGGCCGTACTGTTGATATCCAGTGGACCTGTCGCGGTGCTACCACTCTCGGCACGCTGCTGTTCCATGGCCGACTGGGCAACCTCACGAGCCTGAAGGTAACCAGCGAGACCCCGCATGTCCTGACGCTTGGCAAGCTTCGGGTCATCACCGAGAATGCTTGTCAGTTCGGCGGCCTTGTCATCCGAGGTGTAAGGATCAGCGCCGTAGTAGGCTTCAGCCCAGTCCTTGTTTTCGTAAGGGTTCTTCGTGACACCATTAGGCAGGTAGGTTGACGCCTGAGATGCGACCCAACTGCTCTTCAGCTGCTTGAGATCCTGGGCACCAGGATCACTGAGGGTCTTTAGTCCCCGCATGGTGAGCTGCGAAGTGACATAGCCCATGAGTTGCTGATACTTCTGCCAGCCAAGCGAAACCTGACTGTCCTTCCACGCCGCTTCAGGCGTCATGGCTGTCTTCTCGCCCTTCATCTGCATGAGGGCATTCGCGGTAGGAGAGTAAGCTCCGTTGGCGTCAGCGCCAAGGATCACACCAGCCATATCAGGGTACTTGTCAAGCAAGCCCTGATACTTCTGCTCGTCAGCCAAACCCTTGAGCGTAGTCGGTACACCGTTGTACTTGTCCTGCATGATGGACTGAGTGAACCCGTAAGCAGACGCACCGTACTTCTGGTAGAACAACTGCCTGGCCGTCTGCGGGTTAGCCGCAGCCATGTTCTGGTAAGCGTCCCTGAAGAACTGGTAAGGATCATTCACCTTCATGTTGATCGGAGTCAACAGGTGAAGAGGATCGCCAAGGATATCCTTGAGTGGTCCAGCTCCAGTAAACCCGCCAGCCAACCAGTTATTCAGGGCGGCCTCATGGGCCGCCTGCCTCTGAGCCTCAGCCATAGTCGGCTGAACCTTGGTGAGACCGTTCTCGTAGGCATAGTTGTTGCTGGCAAAGATCTGAAGAGCCATCTGAGCGGCAGTCTTCGGGTCCTGCGGTTCCATCTGGCGCTGAAGCTGTCCACCGAGGATGTCAAGGTTGGACTTCTTGATGCCGTTGGGCAGGATGCCGAGTGTCTGCATCGTGTCGCCGAGACTTGGATTGTCCTTGGCGACACTGTTGGCAATCATTTGAACGAACGGACCCTCACCAGGGTTGTACCAGGGATCGTTACGGAACGGCAGCGGCAAGCTGCTGATCCGAGTACTCAGCGAAGGCTTGATGGTGTAGACCGTTCCATCGCCAGCCTTGAACTGTGCACCATTGACGCCGAGAGTCTTGGCAAGATAGTCCGGAAGGGTGAAGTTCAGGATGCGCTCGTCCGTAGGGACGAGCTTCTTCTTGCCGGGGTTCGCAGGGTCATCAGCGTAGCCCTCACCGTCAAGGGTGTTGCCGTCGAGGTCCGTCTCCATGCCGATACGAGTCGGGGCGTTGTACATCATGGCGAAACGCCCAAGCGTTTCGGGCCTGTCCATGGCGATGCGGGCCCATCGGCTGATCGGCTCCTGCATCGGACCGAAGAACGGCATGATGAATCGGCTCATGTAAGCGAGCTTCGTCTCATGGTCCATGTTGTACGTGAACCGCTTGACATCATCAATAGCCAGCGACCTTGACTGGGCTGAGATCCTGTCAAGCTGAGCCTGACTGAGGTGTGTAACGCCCTGATCGGCAAGAGCCTTGTAGGCGGAGTTCACATGGTTGCCGTACATCTCCGCAACCAAAGGGTTGCGGGATAGTACCTGAGTCGGGGCCTCCGACATGTACTTGTAGAAGCCGGTAAGACCACGATCGAGCAGGTTGTTCGCACTTCCCTTGCCCATCGCATAGTTCCGCTGACCAGCACCAGGAATGTCTGTCGGCTGGTGATCCCGTGGAACCTTGTTCATGAGCTGCTGGACCTTTGCGTCATCCTGTCCGGCCGCTACAGCGGCCCTGAGGTTGACACTGTGAGCATCAGTGGCTGGAAGCATCTTGTTTACATGGGCCTGGACGGACTCGGCAAGGTCGCTCTTGCGCATGTTGCCAACCTTCAACGAGTTGAAGTGGGCCCTACCCTCTGCTCCCTGCATCCACGTGATGGCCTCACCAGTGGACTTACCCTTGAGGAGCAACTTAGCCAGCGGGTCATGGGCGATCTCCATCTGAACGCCACGGTACCAAGCCTCATTGAAGCCTGAAGCACCACGACGGATGGAAGCCCAGTCTCCCCCGTCACTCCCCCGGATATGTCCGAGTAGGGCATTGGCCGCTGTTCCGACTCCAGTGTCGAATGCGTACCGAGAACCAGCATTCATGTTGAGAGCCACGGCCCCTTCAGGGCCGCTGGCAAATGCCTTCTGGACCTGACCATTCGGAAGGATGATCGGAGTGTCAACCATGCGGGAACGGGTCTGAAGCAGACTTGCATGAGTGAGCTTCAGATCCTCAAGGCCCTGCTTCTCCTTGACAAGCTGATTCTGGTAGTCGGCCAGAGCCTCCTTCTGCCTGGCAATGTATGTCGGGTGGACGTACTGCTTCGCAGCGACAGCATCGTGCTGCTTCTGAATGTCGTCAATCACCCAGTTGGATACATTGATGTTCTTCTCGGTCTGATAGAACTTCTGATCCCAGCCGAGCGGATCGTGCATCCATGAGTTGATCTTAGTAAGACCGAGTCCACCACCACTGATACCACGAAGAGCCATACTCGCAGCGCCGAAGCGCGCGATCTGACCCATGAAGTCATCAGACAGGGCACGGGCACCATAGCCGAGACGGAACAGGACGTTGGTCTTCCAAAGACTGTTCATCACATCAGTGACAGCACCGGACAGGCCAGCAGCCTGAGTAGCAAGCTTGCCGGGGGCAAAGGTCCTGGTGACATTCGTCATGGCATCAGCGTCGCTGAGTGCAGCATTGACCTTGAGGTTCCTGAATGCCCTGGCGTTGTACTTCAGGACCGTATTCATGAAGCCGTGGTCCATCATGATGTGACTGTTCTGAAGCTGAGAAGACAGGATCGGATGAGTCACTATCATGCTGCCGTCAGAACTTAGAGTTTGATCAGCGTAGTACGGCAGGCCAGCCTTGTCGGTGAGCTGAGCGGTTGAGTACATCCGATTGACTGCGCCAGCACGAGCAGCATTGAAGTGGTTGTACAGGGCACTGGCATTCTCAGAACTGATTCCGTACTTCGATGCCATGCGCTCAGTCATGTCAGCTTCGACCTGCTGAAGCACCTGACTGCGCTGCCCTGAGGCAGCGTTGATGTAGCTGGACACCATCCTCTGCCGCTCAGGTGCACTGAACAGCTTCGAGTTCTTGATCTGCGCGTCAACCTCAAGATGACTGCTCGGGTCTTCGACGTTGACCCAACCGTTGGGCCTCAGGTCACCCCACGCCTGCCCAGAGAACAGGCGAACAGGACGAACGAAGCCGTTATTGTAGGCGAGGTTGGCAGCGAACTTCGATGCGGTGACACCACGAAGTGCACGGTAGTCAACACCTTCGGCCCATGTGTTCAGCTTCGAGGTGAGCGGAGACAGGACAGTGTTATAACGAACCCCAGTAGCCTTCATGCTGGGAGTGATCCCACCACCGACATACTTGACATCACCAGTGGTGTCGTAGGCGTGAGAGCCTACGAGCTTGTCCATGAAGTTGACCTCTTGCTGGATCTTCTGCATGTGACCGTCGATCATATCCATTTGGAGCTTCTTCATGGCAGCGGCATTCGGGCTACTACCGACGATCTGCGAGTACAGCGTGTTCTTCTGCTGAGCAAACTCTTGAAGCTGAACACCAAGTTC